GACGGCCACCTTGCGCAGCAGCAGCGGGCCGGCGTCGTCCAGCACGCCCTGCCCCTTCAGGCACAGCAGAGCCATGAAGTGCCAGCGGTCCTCAAAGGCCAGCAGGCGCAGCTTTTCGTCATCGATCATTTCCGTGTAGGCACGGAACCAGGGCAAAGGGGTGCTCATGCATCCCCCTTGAACCGCGACGACACCCACACGATCGCATTGCGTCCGCCAAGGGTTTTGCGGCGCTGACCGCTGTCGACTACCAGCTTCTCCTCCACCAGCTTCACGCGGCGCGGGCGCTGGGTGTTGGGGTCGAGCAGCAGCTGCCGTGCGCACTCTTCGTCGGTCATGCCGTGCACGCCAGCTTTTTGAATGGCGTCCAGCACCTTGGCCTTGAAGGTATGCGCGACATCAGCGATGGCCTCTGCCGCTGAGCGGGAGGTGTCGCTGTGTTTCTGGAAAGGTGTCTCGATCATTCGGAATTGCCTCCGAATGCTTCCGAGAGCGCCGGATTGTTCCGCGACACGCGATACAGGAGACTGGCGGCATGCAAACGCTTCTTAGCCCAGTCACCCAGGATCTCCTCCACCATGCGGATTCGGTCCTTGCCAACGGCCATGCTCTCTGCGTCAATAACGCTGATGATGTCGGCCGTAATTTCGCCACGGAGTTCAACCTTGTCGCCCCGCGTCTTCGATCCTTGCGTGCGGCTGAAGGGCGGGATGTCGTCGTGATCTGTCATTGCGTGATCCTTGTAGATAGCGCAGGCGTAGCTCGGCCCGCGTACCGGTTTGAATTCAGTGAAAGTGCCGCTTCAGTAAGCGGAGCCGCCCGCAGAGCTATGTCTCGACGGATGCGGACGGTAGAAAAGGGATAAAAGGCACGCGGTCGAACGCACGCCTCTGCCTCAGGCATGGCAAGCCTCGTTATTCGCTTGTTCTGGCTTAGCGGCACGGACTCGCTTGGACAGGAAAAGCTTTGGGTACTGGAGCTTTACTGCGGCAGGAATGCCGCGAGTGCGCCAGTTATGGATGCGCTGGACTGCACGGCCCTCGCTCCACCCGAGTTTCAAAGCCAGCTTCGCTGGGCCGCCATGGAAGGTGATGAGTTCAGCATCGGTCATGGCGGCGATTCTACACATAAAGTTTAGGAAGCTCAAACTTTAAGTGTAGCAACGCTTTGTTTAGTTAGGCGACAATTCACACAATGGAAGATCAGAAAAAGCAATCCTTGCCGCGCCTGTTGGAAGCAGCAAACCAAAAAGGTGTGGCAGGCGCTGCGGCGTTGGCTCGGGCGCTTGGTGCCTCCGATCAGACCGTGAACAACTGGAAGGAGCGAGGGGTGCCATCCTCTCAAGCCCTGAAGGCTGAAAAGATGTGGGGTGTGTCAGCCCAGTGGATCACCTACGGCACGGGTGAGCAGTGGGTAAAACCAACCTTTGACAGCAATGTGCGGATGGTGCCCCAGGGTGTAAGAAGCTATCCGGTGATTTCGTTCATTCAAGCAGGTCTGCTTAAAGAGATTTCAGACCCCTATTCCCCTGGAGACGGGTTTGACATTGAGTATGGGGACGACGACGCCTCTGCATGGGCAGTCTTCTTAGAGATCGAGGGCGATTCGATGCTGCCAGACTTCAGGCCCGGTGATCGAGTGCGGATCGATCCCGAAGTGAGCCCGCGTCCGGGTGACTTTGTTGCAGCACGCAATACAAAGCAAGAGGCAACTTTCAAAAAATATCGGGTAAGAGGTATCGATGAGAGAGGCCAGGAAATTTTTGAACTCGTCCCTCTGAATCCGGACTATCCGATCCTGCGTAGCGATGAACATCACTTGTTGGTCATAGGGACAATGACTGAACATCGGCGACGATATCGCCGTCACAACGACCGATGAAGCCAAGCCCGCAATTGCGGGTTTTTTGTTGCGCAAAAACACTGTTCATCCATACAGGGTTTCATATACTGTGTTTTCATACAGCACAAATGGAGCCATTGATGGATACACACCTCACCATAGATGTTCGTCTGCAAGACTGCCCCGCCGATCTCTCGCCTGATCTGAAGAGCAAAGCAGAACAGCGCTTTTTGCGAGAGCTGCTCGAGAGCTTTTCCGACGAGAAAGCTTTGCAACAGGCATACAGGCTTTTCAGCGATGCATCCGAGGGTGGAGTGCTCACCAAGACAGAAGAAAAGATGGCCTCCACCTGGAGCAAAGCGTTTGACAAGGCAAGACAAGCAGGCTTCAGAGACATCGCTGTGGATGAAGCCTACTTTGATGTGAGAGTCACAAATTAGGGTCTACACAAAATATTTGCCAAATCTACACTTTTTGTTTGACACGCCACTACACATTTTGTATAGTTCATCCCATCGAGGCAATCAATGCATCGAAGGGAGCCAGGATCACCAGCCCCCGAAGACCCCGGGGGGATCGCCCGGGTTTCCAAGAGACGGGCAAGAACCCGCAGGGGGGCGAAAGGATCACGCAGCTAAGGCTAGTAGGCTGGTGAGAAACCAGATAGGACCGTGGATACGGGGAAACAAACGAACGAGATGGCAGCTGCGGCACCGGTCCCTGGGTGTGTACGGGGTGAGGCAAACAGGGTTGCCAAGAAAAGCAAAGCCCAGCGTGAAAACGCAGTGCCCTTGGGAACAGGGGCAAATCAAAAGCCTCGAGAGTCGGTGCTTCTGATTTGATAAGAAAAAATCTTACGTCGGTGTCCAATCGATACTTCTAAACTCTGTAGTATTCAGTTACGATTAGCCAATCGCGTCAGTTCTCTTTAACCCTCCCGCCCGTTCCCATCGGGCGCTTGAGCCACCCTTACCGGTGGCTCTTTTTTTGTCCACGACGGCCCTGTTTCGGAACATTCAGCGCCTTGCCCGCCTCGAGCGGGCCTTTTTATTTGGGGACTCGAAATGAACGGATTTTCTGACGCCCACCATGCCCGTCTGGCCTCTGCCCACCAAGCGGCCACGGATCGCCAAGACGCTCGGGCCAATTGGCTGGAGCAGACCTGGGCGACAAACTCGCCCTTCCTGCCCAGGTTCAATGGCGTGGTGCAGGAGGCATTCGGCAACTTCGACCCCACCACGCTGGCCAAACTGTGCTGTCAGCTGCAGGCTGGCAACGATGCCGCCGCCGGCGAGATCCTCCGGAACTATCTCCTGGAGGTTTGCGAAGACGGCGTTGAAGAGGTGCTGGACCAAGAAGCGGCGGAGGTTTGGTGATGGAGCATGTCAACGCCACCTACCTGCGGGCCCTTGCAGCTGGCCTGCAGCTGCGGGTAAAGCCGCCCGACGACGATGAGTTTGTGCCGCTGTTCGATGCCTCCAGCACGGCAATGGCTGTTCTTTTGCGCCCCTCGACCATCGTCAACCCCGGGGCCTAGCAATTCAAGATCGATGGGGCCGACGATGCTGCGTGAGAGGTCTCTCCAACTCAAGACGCCAAGAACTCTGGACGAGGCCTGCGGGCACCGGCCCGAGTATTTCCACCCCTTTGAGCACTACACCAAGCCGCTGCACCAGCGGCTTTTCTTTTGGCTGGGCCTGGCCGCCGCGCTGGTCCTGATCGCATTTATCTGGAGCCGCTATGCGTAAAAACGCAATCCACACAGCTTGGATGCTGGCCGCCCTGCTGGCGGTGATCTACTTTTCCGACCCCGGTACCGACCTGGCCGTCGAGCAGGCCACGGCCGCCGATGTGCAGGACGCCGTGCACGCCGCCCAGCAGGTGGCACTGAGCACCAAGAAAGGGACCGACCAATGAAGCTCCCCCTCTGGGTCTTGCTCTATATCGCGCTGAACGTGACGGCCATCGCGGCCGTGAACCTCATCGCCAAAACCAACATCGCATTCCTGTAACGCCATGAACGAAGTCACCACCCGCCCCCCTGCCCCTGCACTGCCGCTGCAGGCGGACAACACCGAAGCCGCGAAGCTGACCCGGGCCATCATCGCCGCGGCGAAGAACCCAGAAATCCAGATGGACAAGATGGAGCGCCTGCTGGACCTGCATGAGCGCATCACGGCCAAGGAGGCCGAGCAGCAATTCAACATGGCCATGGTGAGCGCGCAGTCGCAGATGGGCCGGATCGCTGCAGACGCTGTGAACCCGCAGACGCGTAGCCAGTACGCCAGTTATGCGCAGCTGGACCGGCACCTCCGACCCCTCTACACCTCCTACGGCTTCTCCCTGAGCTTTGACGAAGGCGAAGGCGCTGCAGAAGGCTTTGTGCGCGTGGTCTGCTACGTGGCCCACATCGGCGGCCACACCCGCACCTACCACTGCGACATCCCGGCTGGTGGCAAAGGCGCCAAGGGTGGCGATGTCATGACCCGCACGCACGCCGTGGGCTCGGGCAAGAGTTACGGCAAGCGCTACCTGCTCAAGGACATTTTCAACGTCGCCGTGGGCGAAGACGACGACGACGGCAACGCTGCCAGCCCGCCCGGCACCGCACCGCCCAAGCCCGTCTCGGAATTCACACAGGGCTGGATCGACTACGCGCTCAGCGTCAAGGGTACGCCAGAGTTCCAGGCCGCCTGCAAGCAAGCGCGCGCCGAAATCAGCAAGGCCCGCGACATCCAGGGCCTCAAGGACTTCAACGCAGCTATGGGGGTTGCCAATGCATAACACTCTCTTCCGGTGCCACAGCCTGGGCCGCATCATGACCGAGCCCAAGACCAAGGCCGAGGGCATCCTGTCGGTGGGCGCAAAGACCTACATCCGCAGCCTGGCCCAGCAGGAGATCTTCGGCATCGACTTCGAGTTTTCCAGCAAGGAAACTCAGAAGGGCCTCGAGGTCGAGCAGGAATGCATCGAGCTGCTCAACCGCGTGCGCGGCCTGTCCCTGGTGAAGAACACCGAGCGCCGCACCAACACCTGGCTGAGCGGCGAGTGCGACCTGTTCGACGCCGCCAGTCGGCGCGGGCACGACATCAAAGCATCCTGGTCGGCCAAGACATTTCCCGGCTGGCTCAAGGACTGCATGGACCCCATCTACGAGTGGCAGATGCGCGCCTACATGATGCTTTGGGACGCAGACGAATGGCAGGTCGATTACTGCCTGGTCAACACCCCGGACAAGCTGATCGGCTATGAGCCCCTGCCCATGCACATCGTGGACCACATCGCCGAGCACCACCGCGTCACCAGCTGGACCATCAAGCGCGACCTTGCCAAGGAAGCACTGATCCAGCAGCGCCTGGAAGCCGCGCAGGAATATTTCCGCCAGGCACTGACCGAGTTCGACCAGACCCACTCCCACCACACCGACATGGCCGCTGCCTACCCGCAGGCCCAGGCCGCCGTCGCCCAGGCCATGGGCAACGCCGTGATCGCAGACCCATTTGCAGCATGAGGACACCATGAGCAACGAATTGACAACCACCGCCCTGGGCACCCCCAGCATTAACGACGCCGCCCTGGCGCTGTTCACGCCCTTGGAGGCCGATATGACGGCGCTGGCCGCCAAGTACCGCAACGTGGCCTACGACATGACCACCACCAAGGGCGCCAAGGCTGCGCGCGATGCGCGTCTGGAGCTGCGCGAGTCTGGCCGCTTCGCCATCCAGCGCCTGCGCGACCAGACCAAGGGGCAGCTGAACGACTGCAAGACGGTGATCGAAACTGAGGCTACCCGCCTGATCGCCATCGTGGAGCCCGCAGAGGTTGCGATCGACAAGCAGATCAAGGCCCATGAGCAGAAGCTGGCCGACGAGAAAGCCGCCAAGGAAAAGGCCGAAGCCGCGCGCGTGCAGAAACACACCGACGCCATCGCCACCATCGCCGGCTACTCGGACAAGGCGCGCGGCCTGGCGGTGGAGCGCATCGAAGCGGGCATCGCCTACGTGCGCGGCATCGACGTGAGCCCGGCAGTGTTCGAGGAGTTCGCCGAGCGCGCTGCCGGCGAGAAGGCCGCGACCATCAGCCGGCTGGAGCAGATGGCCGCCGACCGCCGCACGGCAGACGCGGCAGAGGCCCAGCGGCAGGAAAACGAGCGCGTGGCGGCCGAGCTGGCCGCGCAGCAGCGCAAGCTGGACGAGCAGGCCGCTGAGCTGGCCCGCCAGCGTGAGGCCATGGCACCCGCGCCGCAAGCGGCACCAGTAGCGGCACCTGCGCCGGCGCCCGCCGCCGCCGCGCGCCCAGTACCTGCCGCCATGCCGCAACCTGCCGCGCACGCCGCCGCTGCCGCGCCGGCCGCCGAGGTGGATCCAGATGCGCGCGTATCCCTGGGTCACATCAAGACCCTGATCGCGCCGCTGAGCATCGACGCCGCCGGCCTGGAGCAGCTGGGTTTTCCTCATGTGGCCACGGACAAGTCAAAGCGCCTATATCGCGCCTGTGATCTGCCGGCCATTCGCGATGCGATGGTCAGACATTTAGTGGCGATCAGTACTTCCAAAGAGAAATTAGACCCCTCTAACCTGTAGCCAGGGCGATGACTGCAGCGATCGCCGCGACAACAAAAGCACCTACGGCTAGGAAAGGACCAATACGCACAAGGATTGCGATGCGTCTCTGGTGGGCAATCCATTTCTGTATCGCTTTGCGATTGGGAGTGTCAAAAGCTCCACTGTCCAAATAAGTTTGAACGTATCGCAGCCCCTTCCTTGCAGCCACCTTGGCTAAGGCTTTTTCTAGCCTTGGATCTAGACCTTTTCGCGCATTCATGCTTCTCGAAAATTGCCTTGAAGCTGCGCATTTTAGCCACTTCGAAAAAGTGCATTTGACTAATCAAATAGCTGCCCATATGCAGCATCTTCACTCCTATGTTTAAGAATCTCATCATCTACCGCATATCCGAAACTTGGCACCCCGACTTGGTGCAACTCGACCAGGCGCTGGCCAAGCAGCAATTTGAGGTGTGCGGCGCCACGCAAGAGCAGTCCACCGGCTGGGTGACGCCACGCGGCGAAGAGCACGGCGCCATGGTGGAATCCGTGGGCAGCCACTGGATCCTCCGGCTGATGAGCGAGAGCAAGATGCTGCCCGCCAGCGTGCTCAACCGCAAGATCGATGAGAAGGTGGCACACATCGAGGTTACCGAAGGCCGCAAGCCAGGCCGGAAGGAGCGCCAAGACCTGAAGGAAGAGTGCAAGCTGGAACTGCTGCCCATGGCCTTCACCAAGCAGGCGGGCACCTGGGTATGGATTGACCCTGCCGCGCGCGTGCTGGTGATCGACGCCAGCGCGCAGGGCCGGGCCGACACAGTGGTGACCATGCTGGTGGAGGCCTCGCCCGGTTTTGCCGTGGCGCTGATCGACACACAGAACAGCCCTCAAGGTGCGATGGCCGCCTGGCTGCACAGCTACGACGCGCCGGCGGGCTTCAGCATCGACCAGGAGTGCGAGCTCAAGGGCACCGACGAAGCGAAAGCGGTCGTGCGCTACGGCCGCCATCCACTGGGCATTGACGAGGTCCGCAAGCACATCGACCAGGGCAAGCTGCCCACCAAGCTGGCCTTGACTTGGGATGACCGGGTGAGCTTTGTGCTCACCGAAGGCCTGCAGCTCAAAAAGGTGGAACTGTTGGGCGTGGTGTTGGAGGACAAGCCCGACGAAAACGGCTTCGATGCTGATGTGGCAATCGCCACCGGCGAGCTGTCGAAGCTAATCCCCGATCTGATCGACGCGCTGGGCGGCGAAGGCCGCACCGAGCTGAGAGCCCAGCAATGACGCAACCCATCCAAACACAGCAACCCAAGCGCTGCGGCAGCTGCGGCGCGCCGGTAGAGCGCGAACCTGCTCCAGGCGAAGGCCTGCCGTGCGGCCATTGAGCGGCTTGCCCACCGGTTATCACCGCATCTCAATCGCATTTAGCGGCACAGTATGCGAGCACCGATCTACTTCGGGATTACTTCCAGAAAACCTGAAGCAGAACGGACGCTACAGAGATTGCGACTGCAATCAAGGAAACCACATAAGCCCTATGAGCGGTTTTATTTGATTGCTCAGCAGCGTTGGCTTGGCGAATGGCTGAAAACTCAGGACTGAGCATATAGGCCGAGAGGTTGCGCATCCTTGCCTCTGAAATCAAGGCCAAGGCCTTTTCCTTTTGCTCGCCTATGAAATCACCGCGTTCCACGCGTCTTTCAAATTCTGAGAGGCCGTGCTTTGCAATTAAGCCTTCGACAGCTCTTCGAAACTGCTGGTCAATTTCCATAACGTCCCCACAAACAGAACTCCCATTCTGACCTAAGTTCCGTCCTCAGCGGACCCCTATTCACAGCCCGCCCTGAGCATTCACGGCGGGCATTTGCATTCAAGCGTCGGAGGTCAGCGATGCAAATCAATATCGACAGTGAGCAGGACCCAAAACTCGCAAAGCTCCTTGAGCGAGCCACCCAGCGGCTGCAGGCCGATCCTCGGTTGGCTCACCCACTCAACGACGGCACCTTAAAGCTTTCCTGCCCGCTTCCAAGTGGATACAAGCCCAGCATGAATCCTTGGGCCTCGCGGCTGAGCGCCCGCATCAATGCGCACTGGCGAATTTTTGAGATCTCCGAAGAGTCGGAATCGGTCAATGGTGGATGGATGGCGTCATGCATACCGCCTCCCATGTTCCGCACCTTCCTATCGGCCTGGGTAGACCAACCCACCCCCCAAACAATTGCCGCACCCCTAGTGGTGGGCCAACTGGAGCTATTTCAATGAACGCTCAAAACAACTCTTCCGCTCCCCTCAAGACTACGCCAATGATCGAAGCCTTCGAAGCGGCATACAGCCGCGATTGGAGCGATCCTGCCGGCGACGAAATTAAAGAGATCTGGCATCGCGCATGGCAAGCGGCAGCACAGGCAGCGCCCGCAGCAGTGGGGCCGGTGCTGGATAGCGACTGGAGATTCCGCATGCTGGATGGCACGGCGATCGAGCGCGACGACATGGGGTGCGGCGAGCATCCCGCCCTGCCTGTTCTGGAGGAAGGGATGAAGCCCAAGCAGTTCTTCGATGCGCTGGGCATTGATCTGCAGTGCGTCATGGCTGATGACCAGATGGACATGGATGCGTACGAAGCCATGCTCGAAGTCCCAGACTACAACGCGTGGATCCCAAGCGCACCTGAGGGCCAGGGGTGGAAACAGGTAGCCATTTTTGACACCGAAGACGGGCCAGCATGCTGGTGGATCCGCGAGGCCCCGCCATCCCCACCCCTGCGCGCCGCCGTTGCCGCCACCCCAGCAACCGAATCAGTGTTGATCGAGGGTGTGGCCTACACCATCCCAGAGCCAGTCGCCCTCGAACTTCTGCGGCTCAACATTGAACTGCGGCAAGCGGAGGTGCAGGCCGAGCCGGTGGCGTGGATCAACCATCCGGTGATCGTTGATTGCGCAGGCAATTTTGCAGGTTATGGGAACCCGGAGCTGAGCTTCAAACGCCCCGCATCTGGGCTTGCCTTTGACAAAGCGCAGGCGCTCTACACAGCACCCCAGGCCCAGCCCGCTGATGCGCTGGATGCTGAGATTGCAAAGCTGAAAAAGGCGTATCAGGAGCTGGGCAACATGTTCCACGATCAGATCGTTGCCCAGCAGGCAGCATGGATCGAGTGGCAGCACGGCGCAGGCGCCGAGGCCGGCATGCAGTGGATTGAAAACGGTCTATGCGGGCCTGGCCACATACCTCACGAGGACGAGCCATATGGGACTGAGGCACAGGCATATTTCGATGCCAATAAATCTGACCCATTCCCAGCTTGCTACTGCGGCAGGCCTTCCAACATCCTCTGGATGGGCAAAGGCTTTTGCAGCGATTCCCACCACGATGAACACCGCGCCGCCATGGCTGCAGCCCAGGAAGGCGGTAAAGCATGAGCAAGTGCTACCCCATCATTGGCAACACCAGGGCACGGGACGCTTGGCGCAAGAACCCAAAAGGTGCTCCTCAGTGCGTGGCGCCGGGCTGCAAGTGCAAGGCGACCCACCGCGTTGATGTCGAAGTGAACTGCTTCCGTGGAGACGATGAAGTTGGCAACGCATGCCCGCTTCACAAGAACGATGCAGCAGCCGTATTGCAGGGCATCGAGGCGCGGCGTTTGGCCGTCGAAGCCCAGCGCGCCCAACAAAGAGAGGGCCAGTGATGCACAATCACCGTACACCTTTAGAACGAGACCCCAATGAGCTTGAGATATATCCGGCGTTACTTCGAAGTGCCGGCGCACCGAGGAACACGAGTGGAATTCACTGGCGACAAATCTTTAAAGCTCGGAACAATCAGTGGGTCGGAGGGAATGAACCTTCGCATCCTCATGGATGGAGAAGCATTCACAGGCATCTACCACCCCACTCAAAACCTGCGCTACCTTGTTCAGGCGCAGTCATCAGAAGAAGCCAGCTGAAGTTATTCGGTCTACAGCCGGTCAAGGCCTTCAACCGCTTTCGTGAAGAGGGTCAGCGCAGCTTCGCCATCAATAGTGGCCATCAGCTCTATATCCAGCTCTTCAAGGCTGACATCGCTGTAACCCATGGACCATGTGCCGTAACGGCGTTCTTCCAGGTCACTCCCCGCATTCAAGGCCAAGAAAGCAGTGTGCCGCTTGTCTTTGGAAAGATTTTCAGTCAGCGCGGCCACTGCCTCAGCAGGACCCTCGATGTACTGTGTGAACCTCTCACCATCAAACATCATCACGCCCGTGATAGATCGTGAAGGGTTCTGCTCTCTGGCGATCTTCACGAGAGTACCAACTCCAGAAGGCGGATAGTCAGGTGCCAGCCGACTCGAATAGAGGAAATAGCTCAACAGAGCAGACACGGCTGACCCTTTCAAAAATTTTGGCTACGACTTTACCTTTTTCCAAATATCTTTGCTATTTATCAGCAAATCCCCCAAGGAAGCACCATGACGATCCTGCACCTTCCGCTCAAGCGCGAATACTTCGAGGCAATCCGCGACGGCACGAAGCCCGAAGAGTTTCGACTGTGCACGCCGCATTGGGCCAAGCGCCTGCAGGGACGCAAGTATGACCAGATCATCCTCACCTTGGGCTACCCCAGCCGAGACGACACCGCCCGGCGCGTGGTGCGCCACTGGCGCGGATACACCATCAAAACCATCACCCACCCGCACTTTGGCTCCGATCCTGTGCAGGTTTACGCCATCGATGTGAGGGCACCATGACCACCAAACACGCCCGCAAATGGGGAGACGAACGAGCACCATTCCGCGAACAAGACGAACCCGAGCCCCGCAACTGCGGGGTCTTTTTTTGCATGGAGGATCTTCAATGAACACGGCATTTCTGCTCATGGCTCAGTACAACGCCATGGCGGTGATTCCGCTCGATCAGGTGGTCAAGGACTACTTCCCGCATTTGGGAACGCAAAAGTTCCTGCGCAAGATCGCGACGGGCGAAATTCGCCTTCCCCTCACCCGCATCGAGCCCAACTCGCAAAAGGGGGCCAAAGGGGTCCATCTCACAGATTTGGCCACCTACATTGACGCTCAACGCGCAGCCGGCGTTAAGGAATCGAAGCAACTAAATGGCGAACGGGTGCAACAATAA